TGATTAAAATCAGTGTATGTGTTTGGAAAATACTGTCTAGCAAATTCTACCAAATTTCTACGAAATTGTCCAAAATCTTTGCCTAAGTATGAAACGTCTTTTTTAATTTCCATGTTATTCCGTTAATTTATTATCCAGGATGTATTACACCAGTTGCCACTGTATCATTACCAAAAGGAGATCCTTGTCCTATAATATCATTCTGTTGAATTATTAATGTACCGTTTTGATTTGCAGAAATAATTAGTGATGCAGATATGCTTAAAAGTACTAATGATATAGTTAAAGTAATTACAATATCATTTGTTAACGTAGGATCTTCTGCAGCAGTAAGCACGTCGATTCGTTCTACGGTTATATCCGGCAAATATGCATCTATAGCATTTCGGATATACGTATCAATATCATCCTTTAAATCAGAATTATCAGTATTTGGTTCAAACAACACATTAACTAGATCCGTACCAAAATTTAAATCGCCTACTAATTCTCCTTTTTTAGTAAGCAATAACATTTTTAAATTAGCAAATGTTTGATCTAAAGTTTTAAATTGTGATTGAAATATATTTTGAGTAGATATTCCCAGCCCATATGGGGTTGCTGTTGTTATAGTACTATTATCTACTACTAAATATGGCACGTTATTTTCCTTTTTTATTGTTAATGGCTTTCATTAAAGCCGAATAATCTCGAGTCATTGCTTGTTGAACTTCTTGTGGTACTTCAAATACTTTGCCCGTTTCCGGGTCTTCCATTACTTTAGGTGCAGCAGGGGCAACACCCATTGCCTCTTTCATGTTTTGTCGCATTGCTCCAAAATTAACTGCATCGCGTGATGTCATTCGAATTTCGTCCATTCCTTCATTCATTATGTCGCGAAAACTATTTAATGCTAACGGTTGATCTTCTGTTAATGCATCAGTTTCATTAAGTACGTTAGCCCATTTATTATCAGTAAATTGTACTTTTGATTTTTTTCCCGATTCGCTGACCATTTTAGTTTCAACTTGTATCGTTTTATTTGGATCTACTTTAACATGTTTTTCAGACTGTGCCATTTCTGTAATTGTAGATTGTAGGCCTTCGCGAAGAATTTCAGTTAATTCTTCTTTTATAACTTCTCGTACGGCAGTTTTTAGTGCTTTTACTAATGTTTTTGAATCCATATGACTTCTTTTATATAAATATTAGGTTTAGTAATTTATGCCCCGCGGCCATTTGGTATCAGAAATTTTAGGGCCATATATAGTTCTAGTAGTTTGATTTATAAAATAATCTCCAGCCTTCCCGCGGTCTACATCAGGAGGTTGAGTGCCAGTACCAATAATTACTTGACTAGGTGCTTCTAACAAATCTAATAAAGATCTTTGTTCTTGTTGTAACTGTTGAATTAATTCTTCTCGCAAATCAATATCATCCTGTGATACATTTATTAATTGATAAAATTCAGATTCCGTAGTAGCCACTACTTCATTATTAATAGAATCAATTGCATTTTGTGTAGCTTGAGTAACCGCAAACGTTTCATTGTTACATATTGAAGATAACAAATTGATTACGCCGGCAAGTAATCCTGATGCTAATGCTACAGCTCCATTTACTATGCCTAATATTATCGATGCTTGAGTTAATGCTTTTGCAATATTTGCAACTAATTCATTTTGTACTGCAATAGTTTGTCCTATTACGGGTGGTGATGGAACTGGATTTGCTAACTGTCCATTAATTATAACTGCAGCAAATTGTGCTGCAACTGTTAGTATTGGTATAATGATATTCAATATACGCAATATATTTTGAATTTGTTCAATATATCGTTGAATTTGTTCTAAAATTTGTTTTAGTTCTTGTATCTTAGGATCATTGCAATCAATTTTTTTTGGTAATGTGTTTGATTTGCCAATAGCTTCTGCAACTTTTTGATTGAGTTTTGCAATAACCTTGTTTAGTGCAGTTTGCAATTTGTTAATTGCAACTCCGGGTTTACTAGTTATTTGATCAAAAGGAAATGCTACTGCCATATCAAGTTTTTGTTATTTTATATTTTTTACTATTTAAATTCGGTAGCAAATTAGAAATTTGTCCTAATAATGTTGCAGCATTTGTAACACATGGTGCGCCTCCCGGGCCTGTTGCTCCCGATGCAATTGCTTGTATTAACAATTGTATAATTTGTTGCAATATTAAACCGTGAGCTAATGGTTCTGTAGCATCTTCTCCTCCAATATAAATTTCACCTGGCGTATTTAATACAATTCCTTCTTGAGAATCTATAACAGCAACATCGCGTTTAGCTCGAAGTATGATTCGATCTGCAATGCCTACAAATTGCGAACCTGCAAATGAATTATGTACTGTCAAATCTCGAGATAATTTTAATGTACTTAAGTTTTGCGTGCTAGTTAAATATAATGATGATGCATCTTGTTCTGCATCTTCTACAACAAATTCTTTTTTCGATAAAGTTTTACGCCCATTAGATAAAACAATAATCGGATCACCAGCAATTTGTCCAGGAGTAACCCACGATGCTTGTTTATGATAGTATCCATTAGAAGTTTGTGGTTTTTCAAATCCAGTACTGGGATACGATGCAATTGAACTACCTAAACGAATACTTTGTCCCCATCGTCCTTCATAAATTGTATCTCCTTCATATGGCTGCAACGGCGATACTGATTTTGATTTGAATGTTAATCCGGCTGAAATTTGATCGATTGCTACATCGTTTGCTCTACCAGAAATTCCAGGCAAACGATTTTCATTGATAGCAGATTGAACGCTAATACTAGATAAATAATACCAACCTTCTCGATAATTATTTAAATTAGTATGATCATTTACGGTTTTAAAAATTAAAACAATTTCTCCAACTAATGGAATTTGTTTTGAGGACATGTTACTTGGTCTTGCAAGAAATATGTCTCGTTTAAAAAACTGCGTTAATGTTTGAACTTTAAGCGCAAAAAGTTGGTCCGTATTGCCTGGATTCGAATCAGATGGCGGCACATATTGATACGTATAATCATATCCTAATACCTCTGCAACTTCCCAATGTATCTTATTCATTTACATCCTTATGTGTCTGCGAATTAGTTGATTCTATACGTTTTTTCAATGCGGCAGTTTCTTGTTCAATTGAATCTAATTCATCTGTTAATTCGGCCGATAATGTTTGTTCGGCAACTCGAAGAAGCTGTTGTTTTTCTTCATCGCTCAATAACCCATCGGCGCCTGAAATTGTTTGTTTAGTTGAAATATAGCGTTGAACTATTGCGGTTAATTTAACTAAATGATCATCATTTTTAACTGCAACATCTAAGTATTCTTTGATTAACGGAACAATGATAGTAGCATCGGATGCATTTTTTATTAGCGGCTGAAGTTGAGCAATCAATTGATTGATTTGACGATCTTTCTTTTTTGAATTGTGATAAACATCAGACATCAAATCAGCAAACGTTGTTCCTTTAAATAATTCATCGTTTTTGTCCATATTCAAAAACCCTTTAAAATAAATATCAAAAAGGCAATTTTATGAAATCTGTTTGTTCGTATTCTTTGAATTTTTCATCATATATCTGTTTAAGAACTTTAACAACGCGCGTGATATTAGTAGTATCTAAACCAGTGCGTTCTCGTATAAAAATATACAATGCTTTTTTATTGAAGTCTTCAATATTTTCTCGAATTTCAAAAATATGTAATACTGAATCTGCTACGTGAATGTCTGTTGGATTTGAAAAAATATAATTCAAATTATCATAGCAATATGCAATATATGCATCCATAAACTCTCGCAATGTTTCCAACATATCTGCATTGGAAATTTCTATGATCACATTGCGTTGTTCATCAACATCAAGTTCAAGTGCATCGGATTTTAGTTTTGCATATGCTTTTTGATTTTCTGCAATCAGATAATTAAATGAAGTACGAGTATAATATGAATATGCTTTTCCTGCAGCCGGATTAAACTTGCCTAACCGGGCAGTTAAATATGTAACTAAATCGGTTTGTAAGTCTTGAAACGAAGAATCAATATAATCAGGTTTAACTTTATTTATAATATTTTCGGCAAGTTTCATGAACGCTGGATAAATAAATCTGCGATATACTTTTTCGCGAGTAGCAACATCTGTGCTTTTATTATAACCAGCAATTGCTAGGTCTGTCATTTTAGTAAAATATGTTTTACTTGTTTTCTTGGCTCTCGGCATCGAATTGATCTTTTAATGTTTCAACTATTTCTTTTAACATATCAAATGTAGTTCCTACTTCATCTTCCGCAGCAAATGCTCCTCGCGAATCAACCCGTTGCATATTTTCGTATGCTTGTACAATTTGACCATACATGTATTCGTTTGTTCCTTCTAATGCTTTTACATAGTCATCAGTTTGTTCTTGAATGTCGCCAACGACCCCAGCAAGATACCATACACGATATCCTAAATATGCTGCTACTCCTAGTAGCAATATGTTTGTTATGATTAAAAATAACATGTTATTCCTCGTTAAATGCTTTGAAGATATCCGTTAATGACTGTTCAACATCCGGGTTATTTTCAGCTAAATTTTTTAGTCCTGTTGATTTTTGTACTCGATTTTTTTCCGAAACCAATTTAGGTGTTTCTTTGTGTTTGTTTCTCCAACGTTCAAATTCAATTTGTGCTGCCATATGATCTGCATGATGCAAAATGATAGGAAGATTTGTTTTTAATTTAGCTTGTGCTGATCGAGCAACAAAATATGGTTTATTTGCTTCATCATACATTCCGTCGTGAATCTTAATTGCTTGATATTCCGTCCAAGACATTTTAACATCATATTCTTGCAGCAACCAAATTGAAAGATCTGGTACCATGGTAAACGGAATATTTTCATTGTGACGATACATCTTGTTTTGATTTTTTCGATGCCAATCTGAAGTTTCTATTTGATATACTTCATTACCTTCGCCCGGAAATCCTACTTTGCCC